AACGCCTTTTACGTGTATTTTTACGTGTGGCAACAAAAACAGCCTTGACAATCAGCAGATTACCAAGACTGTTGTGGAGATGGAGAGATTCGAACTCTCGTCCAAACGAGGAATTAATTTGCTTTCTACATGTTTATCTTCGCCTTCATTGTCGGGGAAGAGCAAGACCGAAGCCACCCACTCATCCCTTATCCTCTAAAGTTTCGCCTGAGACCCGAGGCTTATCTCAAACTATCTCCGATATTGCTGCACCACCTGATCGGAACGCTTCGGAGCCACAGCATCCGGGTGATGTCACGTCCCCGCAACTTTTGCAGGGATTAAGCTTGAATCTACTATACTTCGATTAAGCAGCGAGAGCGTAATTATTTTCGCCAGTTAATTGTTCGTTGTCTGAGATTTAAGTGCAAGCCAACCACGCACTACATGCTTACAAACCACTTCTACCCGCTGTCAAAACCGGTCATCCCCATGGTTTTGTAATATTTCTTTTGGCAAAGATACATATAATTTCGAATTTAGCAAAGACCCATAACTGATTCCTTCCGATTAGGATTATTTTAATGTAAACGAAGCTGTTTTCACCTCTTTACTATTTCCACCGATCATTACCTGAAACTCACCCGGCTCAGCGACATAATCTAAGGTTGAATCGTAGAATTTCAACATATCCACATCAATATCAAAGGTTACTTTCTTGCTTTCTCCCGCTTTTAACGCAACTCGCTTGAATCCTTTCAATTCTTGGACCGGAGGGGTTATGCTGCGTACGATATCACGTAAATAAAGCTGTACGATTTCCTCTCCATCCTGAGCCCCGGTATTGGTAACAATCACGGATGCTTGAATTTTTCCATTTGCATCCATAGAATTCGTATTCAAAGATACATCGCCATACGTATAAGTCGTATAACTCAAACCGTAACCAAATGGATAAAGAGGCTCATTTAACACATCTATATAATTGGAGACATAACGAGTGTACCAAGCATCAGGAGACATAGGACGTCCTGTCATCTTATGATTGTAATAGATCGGACATTGGCCTGTTACACGAGGAAAAGACATGGTTAACTTCCCCGTCGGAGAAACCTTTCCGGTCAAGACATCGGCAATAGCCGCTCCTGCTTCCGTACCACCGAACCATACGTTCAAGATCGCATTCACCTGCTTTTCCTCGGATTGTAATGCCAAAGGTCTTCCGGTAAAAAGTACCATTACGATCGGCTTTCCTGTCTTTTGGATAGCATCCAGTAATTTTTTCTGCGTTTGCGGCATTTCAAGGATGGCTCTACTAGCGCCTTCTCCACTCATATCTATCGATTCACCCAAAGCAGCGATAATCACATCAGCGCCTTCCGCCACTTTTAGGGCCTCGGCGATTAATTGTTCATCGCTTCTATCATCCCGGGTTGAACGATTTTGATCCGTAAAGTTTGCTTCATAGACGGAATCATCGACTAGATTGCTGCCTTTTGCAAAAACAACCTCTACTCCATTTCCCAAAGATTCCTGTAAATCCTCTACCAATCCATGATAAGATTTAGTCTGCTCATCATATTTCCACGATCCAGCCATATTCGCCTTGCTATCCGCTAAAGGACCGACTACAGCGACCTTACGACATCCTTTAAGTGGAAGCAGATTATTGTCATTTTTAAGTAACACGAAAGACTCCGCCGCAATACGACGGGCCGCGGATACGTTATTTACCGACAAGAACTCTTTGGCGGCTCTTTTCGGATTACAATATTTATATGGATCATGGAACAATCCCAATTGGTATTTTGCGATTAGTATTCTCCGGCAAGCAGAGTCAATCTCAGCCTCTGTTATTTTCCCTTCTTCCAATGATTTCTTTAATACGGCATGATAACAGTCCGCTATCATATCCATATCGACACCCGCCTTTAGCGCCTTGACTCCGACTTCCTGACTATTACCTATTCCATGGTTTACCATCTCCGCTATTGCCGTAAAATCAGACACGACAAAGCCGTTAAATCCCCATTGTTTACGCAACACGTCATTAAGAAGCCAAGTATTTCCGGTCGCGGGGATACTTTCAAATTCGTTGAATGAAGTCATGATACTTCCTACTCCTGCTTCTACAGCAGCCTGATAAGGACGCATGTAATAATTCATGGCAGTCACACGGCTCATATCTACCGTATTATAATCCCGACCAGCCTCGGCCGCTCCATAAAGCGCATAATGCTTTACACATGCCATAAGAGTCGTATCAGCCGATAAATCATTGCCTTGATAACCACGCACCCATGCTTGAGCCATTATACCTCCAAGAAACGGATCCTCGCCCGCTCCTTCCTTTACTCGTCCCCACCGGGCATCATGAGATATATCGACCATCGGGCTATATGTCCAACAGATACCATCAGCACCAACTTCCTTTGCGGAAATTCGAGCGACCTCTTCTATATTCTCCGGTTTCCAACTACACGAAAGACCTAGAGGAATGGGAAAAACAGTTTTATAACCATTACAAATATCAGCACCAACAATTATAGGAATCCCCAACCGACTTTCTTTAACCGCGACTTCTTGTAACTGCCGGATCGCATCGACACCGAATATATTAAATATACCACCAACCTCTCCTCGTACAATACGACTGGCTATCTCACTCTTTTTAGGATTTGGCATTACGTTTCCATAACTAGGAAGATTCAATTGGCCAATTTTCTCATCAACGGTCATTCGACTCATCAGACCATTTATAAATTCATCCGCACTTTTCTGTTCAATCTCAGCTCTTGTGATTCTCTCACTTTTTTCTCTCGCTATCGAACAAACAGGCACTATACATGCCATTGAAATAAATAAAACTGAACTTTTAAGGAATTTCATAACTTAGCTTTTTTACTTCAAAAAAAGCCCGAATAACAGAAAACAGCAATAAACTCACTACTTCAAAGATACGATATGCTATAGAACACGCTTTCCTAGACTACGCTTTTACTACGTTTACCATCAATAATAAACTAGTAATAAATAAATTGCACAATCGATTTTAGAATCTACTCCGCAAGTCTCCAGAAAAGATATCTGGAGTTCTATTCGATTAGACCGATCTCACGAAACCAATCTTCAGCCCGATCCGGCCATTCATTTACAGACGCTCCCGTATCTCGTAACCCGTATCCATGGCCACCTTGACTATATAAATGCATCCATGCCGGAACACCAGCTTCCTTTAAGGCATAATAATAGAAAATACTACTGTTAATATAAGATTTATCATCTTCCGCTTGAATTAACATGGTTGGAGGTGTGGCAGATGAAACCTTTAACTCTGGTGCCAATTGGAAGTTCTCTCCATCTAAATAAGCAGGATAAACCAATAAACAATAATCCGGACGACAACTTACTTTATCCGTAGCATCAATAGCCGGATAAGTACGTTTCAAAAAATTATTGCTAACCATGGCAGCCAAATGGCCACCAGCCGAGAATCCCATCACACCGATCCGCTTTGGATCTATATTCAAGTTCTCAGCGTTCGCTCGAACATAACCAATCGCACGCTGTACATCTTGCAAAGGAGCTTCGTGTTTTTCCAGTCCTTCTCGTCTTGGAACCCGGTATTTAAGTAAGACCGCAGTTATTCCAAGATTATTAAGCCATTCACAGACTTCATCACCTTCCAAATCATAAGCTAAAATATTGTAACCACCACCGGGACAGACAATCATAGCGGCACCCGAGGCCACTTCATCCGGAGCATGATATATAGTAATCGTTGGCTCACTTACATTCGTAATACGCAAAACACTCTCACCACCGGTTTTTCCACCGTCCGTATCAGCTTTCTCTATTAATTTAATAGTTTCTCCCGGCGCCCCTTTTGGGAATAATAAAATCGGATTTTCTTGTGCCATAGACGTATTGATTAAACAAACCCCAATCAATAAAGGGAATATCCACTTCTTAACCATACAACACATTATTAAGTTATAGGGAGCGAATATATACATCTTATTTTATTTATCCAATCAGAATCGAATAAATAAAAACAGAAAAAGGAGTCACCCCTTACGGACTGACTCCTCTCCATCGGCTGTCGCCTTTCTCA